TCTTCTTTCTCTAATAAGGCAAGCAAGTAAGTGTCTTTTGCCTCCAAAGATGTAGCAGACGGTTTCTTTTTACCTAACTTTTCTACAAACTCTAAGGCAGGAATATCTCCTTTTACCAAAACTCCCTCTTTATTGTAGTAGCTGTTTGTGATTGTTGATTTTAACTTTTCACCGCTTACTTTAATACTAAGACCAATTCTAGAATACTTCTCTCCTTCTGGTACAAAGTTATAACCGGATACTGTAAGGTTTTGACCTTTCTCTAATTGAGGCAATAGCTTAATCAAAGACTCTGCATAAGTATTATCTACTTGTTGTTTTTGATCGTAGATAGAAATTGGTAAGTAGTAAATATCATCACCGTCTTTTAGACTAATTGATATTTGTTGACCAAATTTACCATCGTAGATAGAAACTGAGTCTAGTACTCCTGTTACTCCATCTGAGTAATATTTTCTGTAACTTACGTTACCTTTTGTTGAGGTATGCTGTGCATATCCATCTAAAACTTCTTTTGAGTACTGAAAAAACTTTCCTGACCCGAATTCTAACTGCAAATAATTTTTACTTAACGCCATTCTTCTTTACTTTTTTAATTTTCTTTTCTATTTGTTTAATTGTTTCTTTCACACTGATTTTGTAATCTAAGTCCAGGTAAACAGTGCTTCCTGGTAACCCCCCATCTGACTCTGAGAAAAATACTATTGCACTTGGCCTAATTTTAGTTTTTGTCTCTAAGGTTTCTAAATCTTCTTGCTTAACTTGGAAAATTGTTTTTCCAGGTGTATTTGACGCTTCCATTAAATCTTCCGGTGGATCAATGCCAAGATCCTTGTAGTAGTCATAGTCTCTACCGTAATCATCTTTTTGTACACCTTGTGTATCTAAAAAAGATTTTGCTAAATTATCTCCGACATCTTTTTTTAAGACCATCGTAATAATTGTTAAATCAATAAACTCTTTTTGTGACTTTGACTTTTTACTCATCTTTTTCTTTTTTTACGAGAGTGGTAATTTTTACCTTATTACCTACGACTCTAATTTCTAAATTTTGCTCGAAGTTTATTTTACTTCTTTCTATTGGAGCACCGTTTAAAAAATACTTAAATTTTACTTCTTCACTCATACTTTTGTTATTTGTTTTGCAAAGGTACAAAAAAATATTCAAACTACCAAACTTTTTTTAAAAACTTTTTATTTTTTATTGTGCTCGTAATCTAATATCTTAGAAATCAACTCAGAACGGTGGTTTGATTTAAGTTTATGCCAACTAATTTCTTGAATAGCTTTTGATAAATCCATTGCGTAGTGCAATCCAGTGTAGCCATCCTTAATATCACTTTGCTCATTATCACCATTTATGATAATCTTACCACCTTTTCCTAATCTTGTTAGAATAGCTAACATCTCGTGCTTTGTCAAGTTTTGTGCCTCTTCTACTACTAGTACTTGACCTTTATCAATAGTTTTACCTCTAATATACTGTACTGGTAGACCTTGAATCTGGCCCTCTTTAATATGCTTGTCTACTTTATCTTTATCGTAGCACTTGTATAAGTTATCACGAAAAGCTTCAATGTAAGGGTCAAATTTAGAATCTAATTCTCCTGGTAAAAATCCTAAAGACTTCCCAACCTCAACTGCAGCTCTAGTTACTAACACTTGTGTAACTTCTTTCTTAAACATTAGGTCTAATACTGACTGTGCTGTAACTAAAGACTTCCCTGATCCGGCATAACCCGTAATAACAATTATTTCTGAATTGTAGATTGACTCTTTTACTCTTTTCTGATCCTCGTCTAAAGTAATTTTATACTTTATTTCATTCTTTAACACTCTAGCTGGTTTAGCTGAAGTTGTTTTCTCTTTTGCTATGTGCATAGTATTAGTCAATTATTTTTTTACCAAAACGTCTTATTGATACTCCATCATTTAGATACTTAGGATTTTCTAATGCATCAGAACAAATAATGTGCTTTGCTTCTTGATAAGTCAAATCATTATCATTTGTAGAAAACATCAAAATCTCTCTAAAAATATCATACTTAGTGCTGTTTGCTTTTATGTACTTGTTACTAGATACATAAGCTTTCCAGTCTCCTTCTTTTATGACATACTCGTATGCTTTTTTTCTTTTGTCCTTTAAGGCCGCTGTTTCTTTTTTACCAAAAGCTCTTTTACGCTTTGTGTAGACATTCTTTTTTCCAATATACTCAAATGCTACACTTCCTGATTTTTTTTCTCTCAGGGTAAGCTTATAGACAAAGCCCCATACTTTGGGGCAATGTCTTTGCATATCATTTATGGAATTTATATCATGTCCTTGGTATATCCAATTGTGTATTGCCATTTCTAGATATTAAAGTATTCTCTAATTTTTTGTTCAAGCTCTTCAGCTAGTTCAGGATTGTCTTTCAGCAACTGTTTTACATTAGCGGCACCTTGTCCTAATTTTGTATCACCGTAATTGTACCAAGATCCTGTCTTTTTGATAATACCAATGTTTTCTCCAATTGCTAAAACCTCACTTGTTCTGTCGATACCTTCTCCAAATATAATGTCAAACTCTGTAACTTGAAAAGGAGGAGCTAGCTTGTTTTTGATAGTCTTAGCTTTAACTTTACTGTTTATTACATGACCTTCACTATCAGTATCTCCTTTACTCTTTCTCATGTCAATACGAGTAGAAGCATAAAATTTAAGAGCCTCTCCACCAGGTACGGTCTCTGGACTACCGAACATAACACCTATCTTCATACGAATCTGGTTAGTAAATAGTAGTACAGTATTAGTTTTACTTACGATTCCGGTAAGCTTTCTACAAGCTTGTGACATTAGTCGTGCGTGAAGACCCATTTTAGAATCCCCCATTTCTCCTTCAATTTCAGCTTTTGGTGTTAATGCAGCAACTGAGTCAATTACACAAACTGATATTTTACCAGATGCAATCAAAGCTTCAGCAATTTCTAGTGCTTGCTCACCATTATCAGGCTGTGAGATTATTACTTGATTCATGTCTAATCCTAAATGCTCTGCGTAGTTTCTATCAAATGCATGTTCTGCATCAATAAATGCAACTCTTTTGTCTGGATTATCTTTCTGTGCTTGTATCATTGTATGAATACACAGTGTAGTTTTACCTGAGCTTTCTGGAGCAAATATCTCTACCATTCTGCCTTTACCCCAACCACCACCGGTGATAATGTCCATTCCCAATGAACCTGTACTTTGCCTTTCTGTTTGGATAACTGTGTCACCTACGATAACAGCACCTTTTCCAAATCGCTTGTCCATACTAGCAAGTACGTCCAATAACGGGTCTTTTTCTTCTGCCATAATTTACTTTTAATTTGTGTACAAAGGTACAAAAAATTTATTAATTAAAAAATATATTTAAGAAATATTTAACAAAGTTGCTATTTCTTTTTTCAACCAGTTTTGATTAGGCCTAAATGTAAAATTTTCCATAATCCAAACTAAGTAGCCTTTATCTTTAGCTAGTATTGCATTAAGTGTGTGGTCCTTATACTTACCAAAAGTAAGTCTAGTTGTACCAACTCCTGACACTGTGGCTGCCACTGGCTTTGCTATATTAGGGTTGTACTTTTTCTCAAGATTTGATTTTCTTGGTCTATTTTTTGCCTCTATCGGATAGTTACTTATTAAAAACTCACCATTAAAAAGCCCCCAACCATATCCTTTTATAAACTCAACAGTAAAGTCTTCAACTCTACCGAATCTTTTATAGTTCTCACTAAGATCAATAACAACAGTCTTTGTCTTACTGTCGTGTATACGAACACCTCTGCCAATCATTTGGTAATAAAGTGCAAATGACATTGTTGACCTTGCTAGTATAATAGTCTCTAATTCCGGGTAGTCAAAGCCTGTAGTTAGTATACCTACGTTTATAACAACTTTTATATCTCCTTTTTTAAAACCTTCAATTATCTCATCTCTTTCTTTTTTAGAACTAAGCGAGCTAACATACCTGGATCCTTCTATCTTGTTTGATAGAATCTCGGCTTCTGATATAGACGGAACAAAAACTAGTATTGACTTAGAGCCTTCATACAAACAGTGTTCCACATTATCAATAACTTGTGATTGTAAATCATTATTTTGATAAAAGCTTTTCATGCTATCTTCTGTGTAATCTGATCCTGAGGAGTTAACTTTTAAAAATGTATCGTCCTGCTCAACTATACGGTATTCTAGAGGGGTCCAGTGGCTGCCTGATACCATATTATTTATTTGGTGAACATAAGCAATATCAGTAAATAGTTTGCCTTTTACTTTTGTCAACATTTTAAGCTCTGCTCCTGACATTGAGCTTGCTAATACAAATGGTGTTGCAGTTAATCCTAGTGTATTATTTATTCCTAAGTCTTTCAAAAAAGAACGTAGTTGTGAACCTGACTTTACTCCAATATGTGCCTCGTCAATAATAAGCTTTTTGACTTTTAGTCTTTTTAGCTCATTGACAGCTTTCTTTATAGAACCTATGGTTGCAAACGTAACTTTACTTATTTCTTTTACTCCAGCAGATGCTGAGTATATAGTAGCTTCACCACCAACATCTATAAACTTTTTATAGTTTTGTTCAAGTAGTTCTTTTGAAGGCTGTAGGATAACCACAGGCTCATTTAATTGCTTTACTATTTCTGCTATTACAATAGACTTACCAGCACCTGTTGGTAGTACAAGCAGCTCTCTTCTTGACTTCTCTGAGTTAAGCAGTTCCAAACCTTTTGCAACTGAATCAGTTTGATAATCTCTTAATTTATACATACTTAAATATTTTTGCAAAGATACAACAATTATACTAAACTGCAAAATTTTTGTGTAAATATTTTACAATTATTTTTAGTACCGTCTTTCTAAGGCTGTTCCTTAGAAGACCGCCTTTTTAATGTGCAATGTTTTTGTAGGAAAACACCCCCTTACCCCCTCTTTAATAACTAAAGAAAGAAGTAAGAAGTGCCAGCAGCGGAAAAACACCGAATCCAAAGACCTGCTGTAGATTTTTTGTTTGTACACTGAAAGACACTTTGTCTTATTCGACAGCATTATTTATTTATCTGCCTACCTTCGTGAATGGGCTGAAATCTTAAACAGCCCTCCTCTGGCGGTCTTCATTACATAAAGTAATGCCCTCTTCCATTTAGCATAGGTTATTAAAAACCGCAACGTGAATCTTTTCAGATAGCCGCACGTCATAAATTATATTTTTTGCAAAGGTACAAAACCTTTTTCAAATAAAAAAATAAAATTGTAAATATTTTTGCAAAGGTACAAACTCTTTTTTTATTTTCCAAATTTGTTAACTATTCTTTTAACTTATTTGGATATTATAAATCTTTTTTGTAATTTTGCATAAAAACCAAATAATATGTCAACAAAAGATTTTACCTATTCAGAATTTCAAGAACTTACCTATGAGGAGTTCTACGATTTGTTGTGGGAAGATGTATCAGAAAAGATAGTTTCTACAGCGTACCTTGATGAGAACGAGGATTTTATAAGCAACCTTACATTTGATTTATTTAGATTGTATCAAATGAACCCAGTATTAACAATAAGAGTTATGTCAAGAATGACAGAATCTTTTTTCTTTAATACTTTTAGGTTTCAACCAATGACTAGTAACATTATTGAGATACAAGACAACTACTAGTTAAATAATTGTTAAATAATTTGGAATTCTCAAAATAGCTTTGTACCTTTGTACAAAAATAATAGCAAGTGAGTTTTCCAACATTAAAAAGTAAGTACAAAAACGAAATAGATCTTATTGATAAGATTCTACGTGTCTACTCAATATCGCAGGATGTTCCCTTAAGAAACTTTGAAAGACTAATACTAATATACTATATTAGAAACGGGTATAGCAAAGAGACCAAGGAGTTCATAAAAGAAGATACTGGGAAAAAAGATGGTGATATTAGAGTGGCAGATGTGCATCTTAGAGATAAAGGATACCTAATGTCAAGTGAGAAAAATCTAAGAATGAGCAAGTTATCTCCAGATATGGAGAGTATTCGTGAAAGTTTTATAAAAAACAAAAAGCAGGTTTATGTCTTGGCCTTTCAAAAAAAGCAGTAAGCAAGTATATTTTACAGAAGATATAGTAGAGGAGCTTTCTGCAATAACAGGAAAAGATAAAGACCTAATAGCAGATATAATAAAGCACAACATAGTTTATCTAAAAAGATCTATACAATCAGAGGAAGAGTTGGTATTAGTAAATTTTCCAAATCTTGGTAAGATGAGGTTTAATTATTACCTTGGGATGTGCTTAGTTAGTTATTTAGGACGAGCTAAAAAGTATGATTATCTAAGAAAAAAGATAAGGTATTTAAGAGGCTTGCTTAAGAAAAAAGATGGAGGGGAGTTGAAAAACTTTAATAAGCCGTTGGTTCATAACTCTATAATGTATAGAGAGAAGGATGTACCAAGAAATATTTTACCATTTTTTTACAAGTACTGGAAAATTTTAGAAACAACACACAATGAAGAGCATATCAAATATTTTAAATAAGGCTAGGCTTGCAATAAAAAGCAGGAGGGAGTACCAAAAAACACTAACAACGCTTCAAAAAAAGAGGTTAAAAATTTGTAAAGGTTGCCCAACTAATTCTGATAATAAATCACAACTAACTTTCGAAGATAAAGTTAAAATGTTTTTTAACAAGCTACTCAACTTTATAATGATGGTTAGTGTAGATGATGACTCTATTTGTACAAATTGCGGTTGCAATTTAATATTTAAGAGTTCTCAAGAAGACCCTGAAAATATGTGCCCCGAAGGCAAATGGAATAATTTATAAATAAAAATTAATAATAGTAAAATGAGAGTACTAGGAAGTAGTAGATTAGTAGAAGTAAGTAAAGACACAGAGTTTGATATAAACTTTGGCGAGATTAAAAAAGGATCTGATATTTCAGAAAAAATAATTTTAGAAGGTGATGATTTAGCACACTTAGCTATATCAAAATCTTGTGGTTGCACAATGCCATCAGTACAAATTCTTGTAAATGGGGTAGAGATTACAATAGCTTATGATAGTAATAAGGTTGGAGTAATTAACCAATGGGTAAACGAAAGATACTTAGAAGATGGTGTACAAAAAAATATTAAAATAAACCTTAAAGGAGTAATAAAAGAGTAGTATGAATTTTAAAAACAACGCAGTAAGAGAGTTACAAGAATTTTCAAAAGAATTCCCAGACTACACTTTAGGAGAATTGTTATACAGTGCTCTTAGATTAACAGGTGCCAAAAAGATATCAGATATCCTAGAGCTTACGGATGAAGAGATTTTTTCAGCTATTGAAAGAACAAAACAAGAAGAAAAAGAAATATTGTAATATGGAATTATTAAAAGACAAAGTAGCATCTCTTTACGTTGAATACAGAGAGTTCGAAAAAGTTGTAAAGGCTAAAAACGAAGCTCTTTACAAAGACAAGGCTAACTTAAAAGAGGTTGTAGAGGGTAAAACGGTAGAGGAATTGCAACAAGTTTTAGTACACACTTACGTGGATACCATACTGTATAATAAAGATTTACAGATATTATTCTTTAAACTAATAGTAAGTATAGAGACTTTCTTAGAGGTTGTAGGCCAAGGTTTACAAGAAGATATTCAAAACTTCTACTCAGAGATGAAAAACTGGGCACCTAAAAGAGTCTTCGTAATTGAAAAAGGAGAATTAGTAGAAACAGAGCCAGGCACTTTAGAAGAGGAAAGAGCTAAATTTCTAGAAAGCGATTTCTTCAAACAAATGCTTGAAAAAACAAAAGATAATTAATGTCAGACTATGTAGATAGTTTTATAAAGAGCCACAAAGAGTATTTTAGAAGAAACAGGAAAGTAATTGAAAGCAACTACTGGAATGACAATAAAAAGTATGAGGCTGCAATGAAAAGTTTTTCAGAGCAGATATTATCCATACAACAAACTGATGTAGAGAACAAAGAGAAAGAGCTCAAGGAAATTGAGAAGGATATAAGATCTTTTACTGAGTCTACTAAAAAAACTAAAGAGGCCTTATTTAAACAGGAAAACGAGCTTACCACGTCAATACTTGGTAGGCTTTCTGTGTTTATATCAGAAGCAGACGGAGACAGGGGACTAGAAAAAACACAGTCTTTTATAGACGAAACTGTTGAGATCATAAACTTACACATCAAAAAGTGTGATGACTACTTGAAGTACAATATGGATGTACTTACTCAAGAGGCTGAGACAGAAGATGAAGTAGAATATAAGTCTTATGAGGTTGTTTTTCAAGACTTAGTATTTAACGAAAAGATAAAAATACAAGAGAGGTTAGCAAAACTTAAGATAAACAATTCTATTGAAAGCTCAGATATAAAATTTTTCAATAATAAACAAGCATCTTTGTTGATGCGAGAACCCCTTATGCTGCTCCGAGAGGACGTAAAGGAAATTATTGAGAGAATACCTGTAGACTGGTCAGTTAGGACCTCTAAGGAGATGTTTATAAACATGAATCCAAGGGATATCCCTAAGTGGAACAATAAGAAACATTTCTTTGCACAAGACCCTGTAGTTTTACAGTTTTGGACAGAGGAGATAAATAAGATAAAGCATGGGGTAACAATAAACGGATACTTCATACACCCATGGCTATACTTTCATCTAAATTTCTTTAGGACACCAATCCCACAAGCAGATGGTAGTGAACCAAATACACAACCAGATTTACGAGATAACGAATGGTTTTTTGCAGAAAATTTAGTAAGATCTGTAAACCCGGAAAACGAAAATTTTTATGCCAAAGCATTATTAATGTATGGCACAAGACGTTTTGGAAAGTCTGTAATTTTAGCATCACTAGCTCACTGGAGAACTATAACTAAGTTTAATTCATTCGGTTCAGTTATTGGAGGGAGCTCATCTGATATTAACGCATTGACAAGTAAGATTAAAACATCTATGACTTATATTGATAAGCCATTACAGATAGATATCTTAAAGCAGGAGTGGGAAAACGGAGAGACAACCTTTGGTATAAAAGAGGACGCATCAAATCCTATTATATTTTCTACGCTAATTGTACAGAACCTAGAGTCAGGTGCGAAGTCTAAAACACAGAAGACTGCGGGTCTAGCACCATCAGTGTCTATCTATGATGAGATAGGTAAGTACTCCTTTTTAAAACCGTACCTTGCAGCATTACCGTCATTTAAAACACCATTTGGTTTTAAGTGTGTAACTGTATTGGCAGGTACTGGAGGAGAGGCAGACTTATCAAAAGACGCAGTAGATGTATTGTCTAATCCAGAAGCATACGATCTTTTACCAATGGATTGGGACTTATTAGAGAACCACATTGATCCAGACCATATCACTTGGAGAAGAAGAAAGTTTGCCACATATTTTCCTGGACAAATGGCCTACGAAAAGGGCTTTGTTAAACAGAAGCAATCATTCTCTGATTTTTTAAGAATAGATGATGCAGAAGAGCTAAGTAAGATAACAATTCATACAACAAACTGGGAGAACAACACAAAGCTTTTAAAAGATGCCATAGCAGAGGCTAAAAGCATTGGCGGCACAAAGGGACAACTACTAGAACAGCAAAGAAGAGTTCAGTACCCAATTGACCCAGAGGATTGCTTTATGTCATCTGAAGAGAACCCATTTCCGGCAGTAGAGGCAAAAAGACATAAGGATTATTTACTAGAATCAGGCGGAGGTGGTAAAAAAGTTACTATTATTCAAGAGAGTAATGGTAAGATTACTTATGAAATGACTAACAAAGAGCTTGCGGAATATCCACATCAAGGAGGATTTATTGACGCACCTGTAGTATTGTATGAAGATCTACCAGGAGAAAAACCAGTGCCGTATTTATATGTTGGTGGATTTGATGATTATAAGCAAGAAGAATCTGGAACAGACTCTATTGGATCATTCCACATATACAAAGTAAACATCGGTATGGATAAATGGTGCGGTAGAATTGTAGCATCTGTTGCATCTAGACCAGATCCACATAATAAGCTATACAGACAAATCTTTTTATTAATGCAGGCTTTTAATGCCAGAGTATTTATGGAGAATGCCGATATGGGGTTCAAAGAATACCTTGACAGAAAAAGATCAACAGATCTTTGGTTAGTAGAATCTATGGACTTTAAGTCCGATATGACTCAACAATCAAATGGTAGAAGAAGATATGGTTGGAACCCTAGCCCAGAGAATAAGAAATTTTTATTAGGCCTTGCAAAGAACTACGCTAAACAAGAGTTTACGATAATTGACGACAATGGGGAAGAAAAGACTATACTTGGTGTACAAATGATTAATGATATAGGACTGCTTGATGAGATGATTATGTACAAAAAAGACAATAACGTGGATAGGATAACCTCCTTTATGTCATGTCTTGGATACGAGTTTTACCTATTCAATAACTACATGTTACCAAACGCAAGTACTATGAGAAAGCAAAAACCTGAGGAAACTAAAAAGTCACCTGAAAAAAGCTTAGCACAAAGACTTTATGGAGGGTCAGGCAGGGCCAAAAAGTTTTACTAATATTTAACTAATTTTGCACTCTCGAAAAAATTAACTAATTTTGCGGTTTTAAATTTATACAATGGATAGTCACAACTTACATAGTTTTTATAATGGTGTCGGAACATCTGTTTCGTCAACACACTCAATACCAACACAGACCGTACCAGACAGCCAAAAGGCAAAGCCAGCCTGGCAAAAAAAGAACATGGATGCTTTAGAGTCTATAGGTGTTTTGCAACTTGCCGAAAATGTTAAATTTCGTGACCTGTACAAAATGCTTGAAGGTAGACTTGCGTATTCTGACTATGAGCCAGATAACCAAATCTTAGATAGAGTTAGAGATTTAGGAGACAGCGTTGGGATACCTACGTTTGTTAAGCACTATGACTTCATAGGTATAATAACCAGACAGTTGGTTGGCGAGTGGCTAGAACAAAAAGACGATTTTAAGATAGATACTATAGATGATATTTCTCAGAATGAGTATCTAAGAGAAAGATCAGGAAAGGTAAGAGAGTACGCACTAGACACATTTAAAAAGGAATTAGAAATAGAACTTGCAAAAGTTGGAATAAACCCTAACAAGCAAGACTTCCAATCAGAAGAAGAACAACAACAATATTTACAACAGCTAGAAGAGGAAAAAGCCAAAATTATATCACCTGCTCAAATAGAGAAGGAGATGAAAGATTGGAAAACTAAAGCTGCTGAATGGGCAGAGCATGTCGTAGAGAAAGACCAACAAAGGTTCTACATGGATAAACTAGATAAGCAAGAGATGGAAGATTTCTTGATAACTGGTAGATTCTTTAGAAACTACTATATTGGGTATGACTACTACAAACCAGAAAGATGGTCACCATTAGAGACGTTCTTTTCTCAGGATGTTACAGCAGAAAACCCACAAGATTGTGAGTACGTAGGTAGAGTATTTTATATATCTCCATCAGACATAATCAAAAGATACGGGCATTTACTAACACCTTCAGAAATAAAAAGACTTAACACAAATTATGCTGAAACCTCAAGCGGTAATGCAGATGCAAAGGTTCAGTCTTGGAAAAACTCAATGAACGATGGTATGTTTGGTCAAGTTCAAACAATACCTTTCCATAATTACTATAACTACGATCTAGGTCTTCAAATACAAGATGCCTTGGATATCCCTATGGGTGAAGTATTAGTGGATACACCAGATGGACAACAAAGAGTACCAAACTGGTTAAGCCCTTTCCAAAACAATAATCACTTAGGTTTTAGTTACAGTTCTATACAAAGAGATGACATAAACATAAGAAGAGACCTTTTACAAGTAACAGAAGCTTATTGGAGAAGCTGGAAAAGAATGTGGTTTATAAACTACACTACAGATGCTGGGTATGAAGATACAGCAATTGTAACAGACGATATTCTACCTGAGTTTGTAAAAGAAAACAATATTAAAAAAGTTACAACTAAAGCTTTAAGAGACATACAAAAAGATCTTGAGGCCAATACTATGTATGAGTTTTATGTTCCTGAAATTTGGCAAGGCACTAAAATCAACGCTGGTAATTCCTATTTAACAGAGAACCTATACTTAGCAGTAGAGCCATTACCTTATCAGATACGTGGAGAATCTAATATTTTTGATGTTAAGATTCCAGTAGCTGGTGTTATTTCATCATCTGTAGCACAGAAACTAAGACCTTATCAAATTGGTTACAACATCTGCTTAAATCAGATCTTTAACCTATTGGAGAAAGAGATTGGTATGTTCTTCTTGTTTGATATAAACTTCTTACCATCTGAATACAAAGATCATGGTACAATAGAAGAGTCACTAGAGAAACTTAGAGATTTAGCAAAAGATGTAGGACTTGTTCCATTAGATACAACTAAGCAGAACATGGCTGGGGCTAATGGTCAAATGAATACATTTATGACTCAAGATATATCATTTGATAAGCAAATAAATAGTAGAATTCAATTATCTGAGTACTACCAAAGAAAAGCTTTAGAGCAAATAGGTATAACTCCTCAGAGATTAGGACAACCAAGCGTTTACGAAACTGCTACTGGAGTAAAACAAGGTACAGAAGCTTCTTATATGCAAACAGCCGACATCTTTAACACAATGGCTGTAGCTAGAAGAAAAGCTATGGAAATACATTTATCAATAGCACAGTACTGCCAAAAAGAGTATCTAGATGTTGATTTTGTATTTTCTAACTCAGACGGTGATAAGATTTTTATGCACTTGTCTGATCCAGATTTTCCATTAAGAAGAATTGGAGTATTTCCTGTTAATGATCCTAAGAAACGTAGAGAGCTTGAAACAATGAAACAAGCCCTATTAAACATGAATACTTTAGGAAGCGATCTACTTGATTACGCAGAGTTATTCTCAGCAGACACAATAGTAGAGCTTGTTAGCATAGGTAAAAAAGGACGTGCAGAAAAGCAAAAAGAAATAGAAGCACAAAGAGCACATGAGCAAGAGTTGGCAGATAAGCAAATTCAAGCACAGACTATGGATAAGGATAAAGAGAGAGCCTTTAAAGCTTCAGAAAGTCAGAAAGACAGAGAAGCAAGTATCCTAAGAGAAGAGATACAAGCTCAAGGTCGTGCTGCAGATAAGCAGGCAGACGCACAGTCATTCAAGAACATAAGTGCACAAGCAGATATGGCTTTAAAAGAAGTTAAAACTAGCAGCGACATAGAAGCTAATAATAGAAAGCTAGCCTTACAAGAACAGCAAGCATCACAAAAAGCTGATAGTATTGGTAGGGACTTAGAGATAAAACTTAAGCAAATAGAGCAGAAAGATCGTCAGATGATGAATGATCGATATGTTGCAGAGATAAACAAGAATTAAAGATTGTTTAACTAATTAAATATAATTTAACAACAGAAGTATAAAAAAGGCAAATTTTAACTAATTTTGCCAATCCAAAAAAAACCATTAATTTTGCAGAGAAAATGAGAACAGAACAAAACCAACAAGAGCTGTCATTTGAACAATTATTAGAAATGAACGATTTCTCCTTAGATGGAGAACAAGTAATTACCGAACCAGATATCGACATTAATCTTAATGAAGATGGAGAGGAAGAGCCTGAGGTAGATATTGATCCAATAGATACAGAGGATACTGATAAGGAAGATGATAAGAAAAAGGTTGAGACTAAAAGTAAAGCTAAAGAGGAGCCTAAGAAAGAAGAAATAGTTTTTGATAATTCAAGTAGTGTATACTTTGACATAATTAAAGACAAATTAGATTCTGGAGAATGGGAAGACGTACTTATCGAAACAGAGGATGGAACTGAAAAGTTACTATCTGAGTTAGATTCTGTAGACAAAGAGACTTTTAAAAATCTTGAAAGAGCCATTAAGGATCAGAAAGAAGAAGAGTTTAAATCAAAGTATATTGAAGTAGATGGATTAGACGAAGTTAAAAAACGTCTTATTAGTATCGTTAAGAATGGGGATTTAGAATTAGCAAAAGCTTTATTTGAAAACCCTGAAACTTTAGAGGAGCCTTTCCAAGGTTATGATGAGGATAACGATGACCACAATGCAGACGTATTAGCCTGGTACTACAAACAAGTATTAGGACACAGCCCTTCTGAGACTAAAGCTTTAGTAGAGTCTTCTAAAAAAGATCTTACATTAGATGTAAAAGCACAAAAGATTGTGCAATACCAAAGAGATCAATTCTACAAAAATTTAGAAGCTAAAGAGCAAGAACTTATTGCTAATCAAGAAAAAGAGCAAGCAAGAATAAAAGAGTATAAAAAAGGATTATTAGCAGATCTAAAACAAGACGGTGTTTCTGAAAGCTTAGCTAGAAAATTTGCAGATGTTGCAACTAAGAAAACAGAAAACGGATCTTTTGAAATAGATGATATCTACGAAGAGTGGATGAATGATCCTAAAAAAGCAAAAGAACTTATTCAATTTATGTTAGATAAGGAAACTTATTTAAAAAGAGTAACTTCAGAAGTAAAGAAAAATGTACAATTAGATAATCTTAAAAAGATTAGAATAGTACAAGACACCAGTAGAGTAGAGAGAAGCAAAAAAGAAGAGACTACTCCTATCTCACCACTGGAAACTTTGAATTTCGATTAACAACAATAAACAAAAATTAAATTAAATTAAACAATGGTAACACAACAAAACATTCCTTTCGTTGTAAATGGAGACCAAGTTATAATGTTCACAGATAAGAAAACAGTTTCTTCTATTGGTGGTGCACAAGACTTACCTTCACTTTACTCATGGTACAAAGAAGACCCAAACAAACATCACTTAGGTTTGATGAACTTATGGGGTAAACAAGCTGTAAGAAGCTACGGTATTCTTAGAGAATTATTGCAAAACAAAGCTATCCTAGAAGTAAATGGATGGGACGGTGGATTTACTTACGACATCGCTGTAGAAGAGTACAAAGGATGTTACACAACTCGTGACACATCATCTCAAGCTTATCCAGGTGTTGACGGAAGTACTTTCAAAATTGTATTGAACAGAGCTTACACAACAGGAGACGTTTTATCTAACGATAAATACTACGGACAACAAATTATTGTTTCTGGAGAAGAGCCAGTTGTAGCTGTAGGAGAAGGTTTTGAGCACACTGTTAAATTAGCAGATAACGATAAGAGCACTTGGTTCTTAGCATCTAACTTGGCAAAAGGTATCCAATACTTTAAAGTTGGTCACGCTATCTTAGGAGAAAGAGGTACTAACTTCTCTCACTTTGATTTACCAGACACAGTTGGAACAATGAGATGTGAATTCCGTTTAGGATCTGCATCAGGAGTTGAGGCTTACATCACAGGTATGGCTGACTCTAAATCATTCTCTGGAGCTGATGCTCAATCTAAAGCTTATTTAGATAAATTGCAATCAGAATTTGGTGGTAATGATTACGCTGTCTTGACTAACTTAATCACTAAAGGTGGTAAGAAAGTTCCAGACATGAAAAATGCAAAAATTGGAGCAACAATGGAGTTCTTAACAATGAGAGAACTTGAAAGATTGACTGCACAAAAACTTTTATTCCAACGTGCTGCTACAGTTCGTGATTCAAATGGAGTTGCTAGATTAAACGAAGGTTTATGGCACCAATTGAGACGTGGAAAACTTGTTAAGTATGGTCGTCCAGGTGGAATCACTCGTGATCACTTGAAAGAAGCTGCAGAATATGTATTCCGTATTAACCCATTCAAACAAGATGTTGAAAGACGTTTGAAATTCAAATGTGGTAAATATGCATACCAAAACATCTTAGAGATTTTCTCTGACGAGGTTAATGCACAAAATGCTTCATTAAATACATTCTTAGGTACTACTAGAACTATCCCTAACCCAGTTCGTGGAGAAGATCCATTTAACTTGGAATATGTGCCAATTCGTTTCACTAAAGTTTTCATTCCTGGAATCGGAAGTGTTGAAATCGAAGAGGATACATCATTGAACATGATGGAAGGTGTTGATCGTTTGGCAGGTGGATTCCACCCAGAGAACTTATCACCAACTGCTTACTCAATGGTTATTTGGGATGTTGAAGATCAAATGTACTCTAACAACAAAGCTTTACCAGCAGGTGCTACTTTAGTAGACGGTGGTAACTCTGGAGCTAACATCTACTTAGTTAAACCACAAGGCGAAATGTGCTACTGGGGTACAACTAACGGACGTTACGATTACAGAAAAGCTGGAGATATTATGTCTTCAATGAAACAAATCGGACAAGAATTCTGGGCATTTAATATCGCAGATATTCACGTAAGAGATTTAACTCGTTTCGTTATGATCGAGTTAGACGAAGCTGGAAGAAAAGGCTTCAACTAATAAATAGTTAAATAATCTTGCCCCATCTTAATCGGTGGGGTAAGAAATTTAACGAATTTGCAGAATCCAATATTTATTTGTAATTTTGCAGAACAAACCAACCAAAAGAATGCAACCCAACACAGAAAAAAGTTAAGTAACCAAAAATTAAGACACATGGCAATAAAGCCCAAAGTAACAGATAATGTTATCTTAAACATCTATGATTTTGCGATCAAGAAAGATACATTATATGAGATAAAAGAAAAGTTAGATACATCAGCACCAGACGGTTTTAAAGAGTTTAACACAACTAAAGTATTAAGTGATACAGTTGTAGACACTTTTCCAGGAGCAGTATTTGATAGAGAAAGAGGTATTTGGGATACAGGTTTATACCCAACTTCTTCATCTTTTATGAGAGCTATACCTGTAGACCTAAGAGTTGCAGCATTGAAATCTATAAAAGAAAACATTATTAAGCCTATAGAGGCAGAAAAAGGAGTAGATGTTTTAGACCACACTGCTAACAATAACCATTTTTGGGATTCTTTTAGAATTGATTTGCAGAGAGGTAAAATATTTGATACAGCTAAAGCAGAAGACTTGCTAAAGTTGTATTTGTTACTTATCCACAGAAGAGTAACACCTAAACACATGGAATCTCATCCAGAATTTAAGCAACCTATTTCAATGTACTGCATTGTAGATAAAGATAGTTCTATATCTAGAGAGGCTGAAAAAGAAATGAGACAGGCTAAAGCATCTGCTTTATTCTACAACTTATTAGGATCAGATAGAGAAGGACTAATCAGAGTATTAGATTACTTAGGAATCAGTGCTAACAATGGTACAGAAGACGGAGTATTGTATACAGTTTTTGGAAACTTTATTAAATCTAAAGAAGATAAGTTCCAAAATGATAAAGTCTTTATTGACACAGTTGAAAAGTATCAAACTGAAGCTGGAGAAGAAGAGATTTACATCCATTCTAAATTAAAAGAATTTTACCTAAAAGGAAAAGTAAAAAATAAAAAAGGAGAAATCTGGTTAGACGATGTCTTTATTGAAAGCGGTTGGAAAAATGCTGCTAGAAAAATCAAAGAAGACAAAGAGTTGAAACAGTTGTTTACTACACTTTTAGAATAACATTAAATACGGGGGGTGTTTAACCCCCCATTTTTTAAAAAATGACTACAGAACAAGCTTATATAAAGTTTCAGATAAAAGTTAATGACAACTTTGAAAATTCAAATGTTGCAGGAGATAGAGGTAGATTCGTAGTCTTATTTAATGAAGCCCAGAATAAGATGGTAGAATACATCTTAGACAATAAAAAGAACGATGAATTAAGATACATCCAAAAAATCTTAGTATCTAACCACAAGATACAAAAGCATCAATCTGTTGAGTTTGCAGATACTTTCAAGCTCCCAAGCAATTACTTCGACATTTCATCAGCCTACTCAAAGGGCTCAAACAGTACTTGTAAAGACCAGAAGATAAATCTTTTTGAATTAAAAGATGATAACAAGGTAGAGATATTACAAGACGAGTTTAATAAGCCATCCTTCTTAGCTAGAGAGGCACCATTTACAATCACATCAGACAGCTTACACGCTTACAAAGATTGTTTCACACACGATGAATTATTTTTATCTTACTACAGATACCCAGTACAAATTAGTACAATAGTAGAAGATGATCCAGAAAGCCCTTTTAACGAGGAAAATAACCCAGAATTTGATGATAGATTTGTAGATAGAATAATATCTATGGCTGCAAGTTTATTCAAAGGTAATAGCTCTGATCCTGCTTATCAACTAGATATGCAAAGAGCACTACAAAAAGTATAATAACAAAAACAATAATTAACTAAATTAAAATTAAAAATGGCAAGTCACGCACCACAAACAATCTTATTTGTTACTAACGAAGGTTCAGTAATGAGTAATGGCTACTCTACAAGATTAGCAAAAGGTCAGTTTGGTATTGTTGATAAAGGAGCTACTCCATCTGCATTAGGTATGGCAGTAGTAAATACTTTCCCAGCAACTCCAAAAGACAGATTATTCGAATTGAAATTGGGTATCGCACCTTTAACTCCAACTCGTTCTCAATCTAACAAAGCATATTCATCTATGCCTTTCAAACTTTCAGAAATTGTTGACATCAAAGTTAACGCACCAAAGTTAGGAGTATCAGTAGATGAGTTTATCATCGGTTATGATGGGATTAACTACGATACAAGATTAAACCTACAACCTGGGGATAATGAAGTTATCGACATTACATTAGCTGGAGAAGCTATTGGTATGTTGGGTTACCCAGAAGCAAAAGTAACAGTAAAACTTTACTTAGAAGCACCAAACGCTATCCCAGGACAAATGGTATCTGTTAACATGGAGAAAATTGTTCAAGAAGGTGTTGAAAGATTGAAACAAGTAACTTTATTAGGAGGAGTTCCTATTACTGAGTACATTGACATTACTCCAGTAAATAGCTCAAACCCACAAACTGTAACAGGTACTGCATACACTTTCTTCAAGTTAAAAGTACAAGACGCAGGTAATGCAAGTGCATTAGGATTAGTTCAAGCACAATACCCAGCTCACTTAGTAAAAAGAGAAGAGTTTATTGGAGGTGTTTCTGAATATGTAATCTTAGCACCATCAAATACATCTTTGGCATCATTTGCTCAAATTTTGTCTTCTCAAGACTCTGATTGTGCAGGATCTCCTGATTGTACAGATACAGTAACAAACATCGCATGGACTGCAGGCGAAGTTGGTACAGCAGTAGCTAAAACTTTTACTTTACAATTAGCAGATGACAAATGTGGAGAAGATAAGTTAGAGGCACTTCAAGCAGCTTACCCAGAATTGGCAATCACTGCAGGACAATCTCAAGCATGTCAAACAGTTTATACTACTACAGTATTATCTAACATTGTTTCAGAAGAGTGTTCACCAATCTTAAGAGATTTATTCTTGGCAGAAGCACCAGCACCTTACGAATTTGTAAGTTGGGAAGCAGCACCAGTACAATACAATGGAATGAGTGCTATGGGTATTCACTTGAAAGGTAAAGTAAATATCTTTGCTGGATCAGAAGAATACAGAGATGAGTTACCATTCGTTTACTCTTCTACAAGAATCTCTATTGCAAATGCAGCTCCTGGACTTGTTTCAGAGTCATTCAAAATGGGATCTAACGGAAGATTCAATGTAAAATTACTTTCAATCGCAACTGAACCAGAAGCAGTAGGAGGTCAATTTTATGACTTAGAAGAGCGTACTAGAGTATACTTTGAAAATCGTCAAAGATTAGCAGGTAACAACTACGGTAAATTAGTATTAGGTCAAGAATCACACTTGAAACCAACAGTACAATACGTAGATTACTCTATCAGAATCAGAACAAATCGTTTTGCTCAATCATTCTCAGGAGAGGTTGTTGAAAACATTGATTACCACATCTTAGTAGATGCTTGTAAATACCAAGGAGTTGAAGCATTGATCAACCAATTAGCTACAGCAGCTGGATTACCAACTGTACAAGCTTACCCGGCTAGTTCAAACACAACTACAACTACAGCATCATCTAGTACAACTGCACCAACATTGTTTGGAGCTTATTCAACAGGTACTACTGATTACATCTGTACATACGGAGGAAGCTCAGTAGCATTTAGTACATTAGATGGAAACAATTTCTGTAGCACTAATGGTATAAGTTGGTCACCAATGTTCCAATTACCTAGTTCATTTAACATTAACTACAATGGACAGATAAGACAATTTACTAACATGGGTAACAACATGGCATCAGCAGCTAGCGGATGTACTAGCTGTTACTAATAAAGTAAAGATAGATTAAACTTTAAAAAGGAGGAGCAAAACACTCCTCCTTTTTTATATTAAAAAAATTACAACATTATAATAAAATAGAAAATGAAAGACTATTTTGGGGGCATTGCCTTGACCATGAAAGAGTTCATAGCTTATATTGCAACATCCCTTATAATGTTTTTTACCCCAGTGGGGGGAATATTAATTGCAGTAGCAGTTGCAATAGCATTAGATACAATCTTTGGAATATCTAAAGCAATAACAAAAAAAGAAAAATTAACCTCAAGGAGGGCCAGCCATATAGTCTCTAAGTTTGTATTATACCAAGCAGCAGTTTTGTTGATATTTACAATGGACAAATTTTTACTAGGAGAGTTTTTTAAAATATGGTTTAGTATAGAATTCTTTTTTACAAAGGTAGTAGCAATAATAATAATTTTTATTGAGATGCTTAGTATGAAAGAGAACTTTGAAGAAGCGTTTAATATCAACATATTTAGTAAGGTAAAAGAAGCTCTAAAAAGAACAAAAGAATTTAAAGAAGATATTCAAGAAATAACAAAATAAATATAAAATGTCACAGATAGTAGGAGAAATAAAAATAGACTTTGATGTAATACAATCAACAGTTCAGACACTATGGGTCGGTGACAGCAGTGATTGGGTACACGCAGAAATATTACCTGCAACTATAGACGTAATACTTCCAGGCTCAAAAAAAGCCTTAGTATTCTCTTATAAAAAAAATGCAATCACATCTCTAAATAGCCACAATCTAGGAATCACTTGTTTAAAAGGGGATTGTAAAGATGAGGTGTACGGAGACTTACCAGATGGTGTTTACACAATAACGGTAAAAAGTGGATACTCAAATTTTGAAGCCACAAAATATTATTTAAAAACAGATAGGATTGAACTTGAAGTTTCAAAGATGGTTGTAAAACACGGATTTGAATACTCTAAGTCAGACAAAAACTTCAGAGATAAAATCTACGAAATTGATTGGTTAATAAAAGTAGCCAAAGCTCACGCAAAATTGGGAGACTTTGTAAAAGCAGATAGATTTTTTAACGAAGCAAGAGAAGAATTAAAATCATTCGGTAACTGTAAAGACTGTATCTAAACATGGCAGGACAACAAAACTATCTATATCTATCCCAAGAAGCCTATTATGATAAGGCAGAGGAAGAGATACTAAGATCAGCAGACTTATACTATATTAGTAAAAGGTTTGGTGTAGGAGAAGGACCGGATAAAGAAAAGCTTAGACATAATCAGTTATTCTACAACATCCTATGTACGGATGAATGTGAATTAATCGAATGGGTAAGTAAAAAAATAAACGGGGAATTAGAAAAAAGACCTCATAAATTAAAAATGAAGGATCACAAAGTTTATGATATACCTTACGGATATGATAACAGTGATGATATCTCTAGCTGTTGTGCTTGGGGAGAATTAGAATGGTAATCCTTTTTAAAAAATAAAAACACTATGGCTGCTAATTCAGAGGTAAAGCATTACAAGGTAGTTGAACTACCACAGTACCCAAGGCCTAATACAGTGTACTATGTAAAAGAGACACCTGACTCAGATGTAAAAACTTATATTACAGATTTAAACGGGGTCCCAGTACCACTAAATGATGAAGTAGGAAATACAGTAGGCGATAAAAACTTTGAGTATATCCAGTTGTCTGCATCAAATACTTGGGAGATAGTACATAACCTAAATAAATACGTTAGCGTAACTGTAGTAGACTCAGGTAATAATATGGTAATAGGAGATATAGAATATGAATCTCCAGACAAAGTAATAGTAAGATTTCAAGCATCTTTCTCAGGAAGAGCATACTTAAACTAAAAACATAAAAACAAATGAAATTTTTAACCCACATAGATCTTAGTAAGAATCAACTACAAAACGCTGTAGTTCATCCACTAGGAACAGCTCCTTCAGGAGGAGTAGAAGGACAAATTTATTACAATTCTACAATAGGGGATAAAAAACTTTATATACACAATGGTTCCACTTGGACACCAGTAGGAGACATAACAAGCGTAGTCTCAACAACACCACAACTAGTAGTAACTAGCGGAACATCTGGAGATGTATCCTTAGCAATAAATATTGCACCAAGTATAGCAAATGGCGGAGCAGGTTTAGTAACATCAGACTTAGTCTATGATTACATAGACGCACTTGATTTAGTAAATTCTGTAATTGCAGGAAATGGAATAACTGTTTCTTCAGCAACTGGAAACGTCACTATATCTCACTCTGATACATCGTCTGTAAGCAACGTTATCGCATCTGGGAGAACTTATCTTACCGGATTAACTTTTGATACGTTTGGACACGTCACAGGAGTTACAACAGGAACAGAAACCGTTGTAGATACAAACACAACATATGATTTATCAGTAGTTGGGCAATTAAGCGGAGCTTTGTTATCCTTAATAGGTAATGATTCTACTACAGATAGCATATTTATTGGAGGAACACCAAACGAAATAACTGTTGGAGCAGTTGGCACTACAATTTCTATAGGATTACCTGATGATGTAACCATCACAAACAACTTAGTAATAGGTGGAAACTTAACAGTATCAGGAACAGTGACAACTGTAAATACTGAAACTATTTTACTTGCTGATAATATTATTACATTAAATAGTAATGCTACCGGAACACCAACTGAAAATGGAGGTATTGAAGTAGAAAGAGGCAGCTCTGCAAATGTTTCAGTTATATGGAACGAAGCTACAGATAGATGGCAGTTTACAAATGACGGAACAACTTATTATAACATACCAGTTGGACCAGATGCCACCCAAGATTCTTACACAACAACTTTAACAGCCACTTCTGGAGCACAAGTAGTAACTCACAACTTAGGCTCAAGAAATGTAATAGTACAATTATACGATACAATTACTTACGAGACTTTATACGCTGATATTGTAAGAACATCTTCAAATGATGTTACAGTAACTTTCGTATCAACTCCACCAAATGCAGTAATTGCAATGGTACAACTTATTGACTAACAGACAAACAAAACCAATAGATGTCTCAAAAAATATACTCAAACCTTGATATAAAAGGTAACGCCACAATTGGTGATATAGCCAACGCTACGTCAGATACAGATAAATTTCTTGTATCCGATGCTGGCGTTGTTAAGTATAGAACAGGTTCTGAAATGTTGTCTGATTTAGGCGTAGCTCCTGGAGTAGCATCTAATATACAACACCAAGTAAAAGCAGGTGTTGCTATCAATAAAGGACAAGCTGTTTACGTAACAGGAGCAGACGGTACTAATATGATTGTCGGCCTAGCTTCAAATGCATCTGAAGCAACCTCTTCTAAAACAATGGGACTAATGACATCAACAGTTGCAGCTAATGGTTTTGGCAACGTTGTGGCAGAAGGTCTTTTAGCAGGATTAGATACAAGTACAGCTAATGCAGGTGATCCTGTATGGTTGGGTACAAATGGTAGTCTTATATACGGATTAGCCAACAAACCATACGCTCCAGCACATTTAGTATTTATAGGTATTGTTACCAGAGTAAATAATAACAATGGTGAGATATTTGTTAAAGTACAAAATGGATTCGAGCTTAATGAAATACATGATGTAGATTTAAAAACCACCACTCCTTCAGGAAATGAAATACTTGCATTTGAAGGTGCACCAGTTAATTTATGGAGAAATAAAACAATACCATCTGTATTAGGCTATACACCTGTATCACAAGCAAGAACATTAACAATAAATGGTACTACATTTGACTTGTCAGCAGACAGGTCTTGGACTATAGCATCAGGAGTAACTAGTTTTAATACTAGGACTGGAGCAATCACTTTGACATCAGGAGATGTTACAGGGGCTTTAGGATATACACCTTATAATTCATCAAACCCTGCTGGTTATATTTCTTCTTATACAGAAACTGATCCAACAGTTCCAGCACATGTAAAAAGCATAACTACGACAGAAAAGTTAAATTGGAATACAGCATTTAGTTGGGGCAACCATGCTTCAGCTGGTTATGTACCTTCAGCAAGAACAATAACTATTAATGGTACAACACAAGATCTATCAGCTAATAGAAGCTGGACGGTAAGTGGAACAGATAATACAAAGCTTCCGTTAACAGGGGGAACTTTGAGTGGTGCATTATTTATGACATCGTCTTATCCATATATACAATTTAATGATACAGTAAGCACTACTAAGTCTGCTTATATACAGTATGGGGTTACATTAGGTGGAGGCGGAGCTGGAGGAGGTGGATATTTATTAAACTATTCTCAAGATAGACCATTTGGATGGACTGTTGGCGGCAATCAAGGTGTAATGACTATTGATACAGTTGGAAATGTGCAGGCTTTAACTTCTTTAAGAGCACCTATATTTTATGATTCAAACGACACAACTTATTATATTGATCCAGCTAGTAATGGGACTAGAGCGGCATTTTTAAATGGTAACGTTTGGATTAGACCCAAGTCTGAATCTTATGGCGAAGGTATTGCATTTCTTATGCCAAGTCAAAGTACTTGGGGTGGATTAAGATGGGTAAGAAGTACAACTGATTTTACAGGAGCGTGGGCTTTTGGTTATTTTGGAAATGAAGCAAATAACGATATAGGTTTTCATAACGGTACAAATGGGTGGAGATTAGATCAATCGTTTAATATGACATCAATAGGGTCTGTTAGATCACCTATCTTCTACGACTCCAACAATACTGGCTATTATGTAGATCCAGCAAGTACTAGTAATACAAATACTATGCTTGCATACCAATATCAAGGTAATGGTAACGTAGGTGGAACAGGTGCTGCATCATGGCACCCATCAGGGATATATTGCGGTAGCACCATGTGGCAATATGGAGCAATGTATAAAAACTATACTGATATATGGGATGTAAACAATGTTTACGCCAGAGGTTGGTTTAGAAACTATGGTAATCAAGGTATATATAATCAAGACTATGGAGTTCATTTTTATGCACAAAGTTCAAGTGCTTGGACTATAACAGGCAGCGGTGGAAATATAGAATTACAATTTAGATCTAACCACAACTCCACATTAAGAGGCTATGTATATGCAGACACATCAAATAACATAGGCTTTTTAACCTCAGGAGGCGGATGGAGATTAAGATGCGATGACTCTGGTAATGCGATTGCTACAGGAGACGTTACAGCATACTCAGATAGAAGGGTAAAAGAAAATATAATTACAATTGAAAAACCATTAGACAAAGTTTTATCTTTGAGAGGGGTATACTACAACAGGATTGACTCAGATGATAAACAAAGAAAGGTAGGAGTTATTGCTCAAGAAACTTTAGAAGTTTTACCCGAAGTTGTTGGTCAAGATACTGATGGTATGTATAACGTAGCTTATGGGAATATCACAGCAGTATTAATAGAGGCAATAAAAGAACAACAAACACAAATAGAGGAACTAAAAAAATTAGTTAACGAATTAAAAAAATAAGTAAAATGGCAATAACATTTGAATTTTTAACAGATGATACAATGAAGTTAGAGATAGCCCCAGTATTAGGCAATCTTGAACAAGTTGTTACAAGAGTTAGATACAACTACGTAGGAACAAACGAAAATGGTGTTAGATCTACTTTTCCAGGAGCAACGCCTATGCCTTTACCGGAAGATACAGAAAACTACATCCCATTTTCACAATTGCAACCAGAGAACATTGTATCTTGGTTAGAAGCTGTAGCGGATATAGCTCATATGCAATTAACAATTACTAAAAGCATAGAAGCTCAAATAAACCCTAAGTATGAATCTGTACCTTCTCCTTGGGCAAATACAACAACACCACAAATATAATAAATTATGCCATTACCTTGCAGCGGAACAATAAGCATATCTCAAATTAGATCAGAGTTAGGTACTGGAACCGGATCACTTAGGGCACTAAGCAGCCTTGCTGGAAAGAGTATACCAGACTCTATGTCTGAGTTTTGGTGCTACACAAACTGTCCTCCTGCTTGGCAATACTACACACAATATTGCGATGGATGTACATTAGTATATATGTATCATAACGGAAGCTGCGGATACTACTACAGCTATCAGTATGACTCACCAGCATGTGGTTGTGGAGGAACATATTTCTGCCAATCTTATCCAGGAGATCCTTGTTTTATTACTTCAAGCCCTTGTTGGCAATTAGGTCTGTATGACTGTGGCGGAGGTGGAGCTATTCAATAATAAAAAAATAAATTATGATAATATATCTAAAAGCAGAAACAGGAGTAATTAAAATTGATAGCGATACAAAACAAGCATTATCAATATGGGAAGACCCTAATGGAGATAGAGTAATATGTAGCACACTAGATGAAAGCACATATGGTTTAATGACTGTAGCTAAAGTACAAGAAGGTTTCTTTACTGAAATAACAGAAGAGGAATTTTTAATTAAAAAAGATCAAGTAAAAAATAAATTAACTAACCTTGGATTTTAATTCAGAACACTTAAAAAAATAATCAAATGGCAAAGGTAAAACAAGAATCTATAAAAGTAGAAAAAAAGAAAGTAAGTAGACCTGGAATACATGCTAAGTCAAAAACCTCACTTTCAAAAAACTCTAAGAACTATAAGAAGTTAAATAGAGGTCAAGGTAAATAACAAACAACTAAACTATAACACTATGAAAGAATTATTTAATGATGAAAATAAAATAAATGAGAAAAGCCTTATTGGATTTTTAGCATTTTTAGTAATGGTA